TACACTTCAAAATGGCTAGTTCTATTAATGATCGAAACTGTGGAAGTGCGCCTTTTGCCCTTGATAACGAATCCAGCTCTGAATTGAATGATTATTTGAATAAGGAAAATCAATACGCCGAACGTCCTTGGATTAGATTACGAGAGATTGCTATCTGTTCTCGGATACCTGACGCACTTGATTGTTATTTACTTAAAGAACCTGATTTTCTGGCTGAAATATTTAAAGGACGCGCGTTTGCTGCAACTTACGATTCGTGTTTGGATACAATTTTACAATGTGACCCCATGCCTCAAGTTATAATGATGCCTAAAATTTCAGTTTATGGAAACCGAATGTTTTTGTGTCAGGTTGATTCAGCATGGTATAATTTTTTGTTACCCTTTTGTGGATTATTTGATGGAGATACGCTGCGTGATGTTTTCGTGCGAGCGATTGAAACTTTACCCCCACATATTCTCGATAGAATTAAAGTTAAGGCTCAAGGATTTTTTGACATTAATTTTGTTAAAGTTGATGGTGAACGCTTAATTGCTTCTTTATTTGGTCATATTGAATCTATTATGAATAGTTCATTTTTTACGACCGCTGCATTATCTACTAAGGCTTTTGGTATTTTGCTTCAACTAACGTCTGTTTTAAATAATCCTACTACTATTAATGTTGCTTCTTTGCTTTTTAATTTATTAGTAAGTTGTTCTGTGAGTTTTGCTTTGATTCAGAAAGCAATTACGTATTTAACACCATATTACACATCTTTAATTGAATTTTTAACTAAACCCAGAGCACAAGCTGGTGAACAACTTGATGTCGCTCCGCTGTGTAGTACTTTAATTGTAACGTGTACTACAATTTTGTCTTTAATTGTTGGTTCTAAGTTACCTGAGAAAGGATTGTTAACATCTGCACTCAAATTTGCTGGAATTTTTGGTAGGAGTATTTCAGGTATTTCTACTTTATCCTCATTTTTGACCACGCATATAATGACCATTTTTGACTGGGCTTATGAGCGAGTTGTCGGCGTTCCAAGAGATCTATCTTCACTTGAAATGTTTGAAAAGGAAGTTGAAGTATTTATACATAGAGTTAATAAAATATTGAAGAATCATGCAGATTCTATGGTTGAATTGAGAGATAATCCATCTGAAATGAGATATTTATTAGATACTCGTACAATGGGATGTAATATACATGAACGTTTAATTCGATCTAAATGTTCAATTGTTGGAATGCGAGTTTTTGATAAGTATTTCCAAAAATTGGAAAAGATTATAGAAAAAGCTGAGATATATGGTGGACATGGTTCTGGACCTAGACCTGAACCTCTAGTCATTCAAATTTTTGGTGCTTCTGGGTGTGGAAAATCACATGTACCATATTTTTTGGCAGCTGATTTGTGTGTTTGGGAGAATGCAGAAGGTAGTCCAGTTGAACACATGTATTATAGGAAAACTTCTAACGAATATTTTGATGGATATAAACCAGGTAAACACTTGATGTGCGTTTATGATGATTTTGGGCAAGGAAAAGACTCCCAAACTAAACCTAATGAAGAATTTATGGAATTGATTTATGCGTGTAATATTGCTGAGTGGCCTTTGCATATGGCTACACTGCAAGAAAAGGCCTGTACTTATTTCAATTCTAAAATGATATTGTTAACTTCAAATTGCGTTCGCTACAACATCCAATCAATGACTTTTCCCGAAGCTTTTGTTAGGCGTATAGATTTAAGGTTTGAAATTTCAATTGACCCTAAATATAAGAATGCTCATGGTGGCATAGATGCTGATAAAGTAGCTAAATTACATCCTGGTGAAGATGGTGTTTCAGAACATGTGTATCGATTTGTACCTTATATTCGCATTGGTGGAGAAGGTAATAGCGCACAATTTGCACCAATGCAACAAAGAGATAGTTTTGAACCCGTTGTTTTAACATACAATCAAATGATTAAATTAGTTAAATATAATTATGATAAAAAATTGGGACATTCTCAAACTAGAATTGCTGCAATGGAGAAGAGATTTAAAAGGTTAAAAGATGAAGCTGAGTATTCTGAATTTAAAGATTTGCCTAAAGCCCAAGTTTATATGAGTCCTGTGGATGAGATGTTAGCATGTTGGTATGCTCGCGGAGATTTTCCTTCAGACTTATATGAAGATAATGTCACTTTTGATGAAAAATTTCAAATTAATAATTTTATTAGGAAATCTGAATCCATTTGGGATTTTGTAGTTACTGTTTTGCAAAACAAAATTGAGTTAAGACCTAAAATGATACCTTCTCAAGAAGATAAAATTTCTGAATTGGCTGATATGGTACAACAACCAGGATTTGAATTAAGTGCAAGTGACATTGCTACTCCTCAAGAAGTATTGGAGGCGCGATCTGTAACTAAGTCTATTCGTCAATTTGTTAGTGATTTGGGAGATGTAATTAAGAACAATCTTAAATATATAATTGGAATTTTAACAGCTACTATTGCCATGTATAAAGTTTATTCTTGGATCAGGCCTGGTGCTCTTAAAGCTGAAGGGTTTGTTTCTGGAGATTTTAAAACTAGTGCTAAACCGTCTGTTCGTGTTGAACATGGTGTTTCGGGAGATGTTAAAACTAATTTGAAACCTGCTGTTAGAGTTGAACATGGTGTTTCGGGCGATGTTAAAACAATGAGTAAACCGAATATTAAAGTGGAACAGTATATGCCCATTAGTGAAGCATATATAGACTGCAATGCCCATGAAATTTTAAGTAATAGTATTACTACTAATACGTATAGAATTGGTGGACGAGATCAAAAATTTTCCGCTAATATTTTGTTTATCCAAGGTAGGACTGCTATTTGTAATTGGCATGTTTGGGATTTTCTCGCTCAATTTGATGTTATTAGAATTGCTAATAGTGATTTAATGTCCGGGTATGAAGTTCCATATAACGCTATTGAGACACATGAAATTCAATTAAGGGGAGATGATTCTTCTTTTAAAGATTTGGTTTTAATTAGATTTCCTAGGTCTATCCACCAACATAAAGATATTACAAAACATTTTGTTCGTGGTCAAGATATTTCAAAATTTTCAAAAGTTAAAGGAATTTTAGCCGGATATGTTCCACATAAAAGTACTATGCTTTATAGAGTTGAACCACTTTATGAAATTAGGGCTCAAGATTGCTTGAGATATGAATATGTACAACCCCACACCAAAGAAATTATGGAATTGAAAGTGAGAAGAGCTTATTATTATCACTCCCAGACCGGTGCTGGAGATTGTGGCTCAGTGCTCTTAATCAACTCTCCTGCTATTCCTCGGAAAATCTGCGGCATTCATGTCGCAGGAGACGTCGGATATGGCTATGCCACTTCCGTTACCTATGATGACATTTCGCGGTGTCTTCAGAATTTTTCGAGTGAAGTAATAGATTATGAGTTGCATGAGAGTATTCAGCCGGAGATTCCACTTGCTCAAGTACGCAATGAGATGCCTGAGGGTGAATTTGTACCAATTGGTATAAGTAAAATAACTGCCGGCTCTCCTGGTAAGAGTGACATTCGAACTTCCCCTATTTATGAACAAGTTGAAGGACATAATTCTTTACATTTGCCAGCGATTTTGAAACCGATTATGATTAATGGAGAAAAGATTGATCCTATGAAAAAGGGGTTAAAGAAATGTGGTGTGCCTACAAAATGGATAGACCCTGAATTTGTGGAGATGGCCAAAAATGATTTTCGTTCTATATTATTTGCTAATACAGATGAAAATTATAGGCGAGTTTTGACTTACGAAGAAGCTATTATGGGCACACCAGATGAATTTATGAGTCCGATGAATAGGAGATCGTCTCCTGGTTATGGTTGGACGATGAAGGCAGGTAAATGTTTAGGGAAAACCAAATGGTTAGGTTCTGATGAATATATTCTTGATGATGTGGAATTGAGAGCAGCTGTTGAGCATAGAGAACATCTTGCGAGGCAAGGCGTTCGCGCTCCCCATTTATGGGTTGATACTCTCAAAGTTGAGCGACGTCCGATAGAAAAGGTGCGTGTTGCCAAGACGCGCGTATTTTCAGTTGGACAAATGGATTACGGTTTGTTATCTCGAAAATATTTTTTAGGATTTAACGGTCATGTTATGAAAAACCGCATTGATAATGAGATTGCAGTAGGAGTAAATCCCTACTCAATCGAATGGACAAAGTTGGCTGACCATTTGAGGTGTAAAGGTGATCAGGTTATAGCTGGTGATTTTTCCAACTATGATGGAACACTAAATCCTCAAATTATGCATGCTTGTTTGGATTTGATCAATGAGTGGTATGATGATGGTGAGGATGAACAATTAATCCGCAAAACTTTATTTGAGGAAGTTGTGTCATCTATTCACATATGTAATGATTTGGTTTATCAATGGACACATTCTCAACCTTCTGGTAATCCATTAACGACCATTTTAAACTCGATGTACAATTCAATTTCAATGAGAATAGTTTATGCTCTGCAATTTGGAGAAATTAAAAGTTTTAAGGAAAATATTTCAATGATTTCATATGGAGATGATAATGTTGTTAACATTAAACGACAAATTTTAGATAAATTCAATCAGTTTACGATTTCTAATCGATACGCTGAAATAGGTATGGTTTATACTGATGAATCTAAAGGTAAAAATGAAATGGTTGCTAGCAGAAAATTAGATGAAGTAGAATTTTTAAAGCGCGGTTTTGTTGACCGCAATGGTAGATTTGACGCCCCCTTGTCTTTAGACACTATTTTAGAAATGGTGTATTGGGTGAGGGGAGATTTGGACCATGATGAATTGTGCGTTACTAATTGTGAAAATGCTTTTGTCGAATTGTGCTTGCATGATAAAAATACTTTTGCTTTGTGGTCTAAACGAATTTATGTTGCATGTAAAAATAAAAATATGTATCCAACGCTTCATAGTTACGAGACTTTTAGACGTATGCTATTTTTGGGATGTATAGGCTCTACTAGAGGCTTTCTAGTAAATGATGAAAATAATGTCGAAAATTAATTCAACATGTGGAGATGCGCCCAAACCTATACTTATAGAAAATGTACCCGACCACTGCGATATATTTCGCCGTGATGGAAATTTGAATTTGAATCAAGAAATGCCAAAAGCACAAGTTCTTGATTCATCTAATGCCCCGACCATGCAACCTGCTACTCAATTGTTAGAAATTTCTGACCCGGTAGCAACAAATGATGCTCAGCAAGTCACTCAATTTGTTGATGATACAGGTAAACAAGAAACTTCTCTCCCATTTCCAATAGTTCCAAATCAGGATATTCTTGCATCTGGACTTGAGGATAGGGAACATAATATTGTAGATGTTTTGGAAAGGCCTGTTAAATTAGATAGTTTTAATTGGACAGATACACAAAATTTTGATGAAGAAATTAAAAGCTATGATTTTCCTGAATCAATTATATCTTCTGCTCCAAACGTAGCTGATAAAATAGCCCATTTTACTTTTCTGCGCGCCCACATCGAGGTCAGATTCGTTGTCAATGCAAATACATTCCAGGCAGGTCGCTTAGTAGCTTACTTCGCGCCTTTCAGCAATGCCTCAGAGATTGGGGATCGTGTGAATGTAAACAACTACATGAGTGCGAAGACGGTTTTTCCGCGAGTTGTACTGGATGCCAGCTCTGGTAATGTAGGTATATTGACAATTCCTTATGTTTCTTATTTTACACATTATGATTTGGCGCGCGGTATTGGAGATTTAGGCACAGTTAGAATTTCCGTTTTAAATCCATTGCAAAGTGGAAGTGCTACAGTTACTGTTTTTGCACGATTTACTAATATTTCATTACAAATTCCTACAGCTGTTCCTAATAACCTGGGTTCATTTTCAGGCATAATTACTGACCTCAAAACTCATATTCTTAAAAATCCCGATTGTAAGAGTAAATGTTTTAGGAAAAAGTTTAGGGAATTATTAACTTCCGCTACAGAAAAAGTTGCACCTGGTAGATATAGACGATCCGTTGATTATGAAGATCTTTTTGATGATTTACCTCATGCACAGATTTTAGGTTGTTGTAAACAAAAGAGCGATTCCTTGGATAATGTCTCATTAACTTGGGATTATTATGATGAATTCGACCGACCATTACCTAAAGCACAAGTAGGTGAAGCAGTTTCTAAGGCTGCTACTGGAGTTATTTCTACACCCATGTCTACTATTGGAAGAATGGCTACTATGGGGCAGACTTTACCTTTCATTGGAGATTATTTGACACCTATATCTTGGATCGCTAATGCAGCTTCTGGTGTTGCTTCATATTTTGGTCTTTCTAAACCATCTAATTTAATTCCCACTAATAAATTAATTAATATACCTGGATATGGTTTCACTCAATCAGATGGTATTGACAATTCTTTGGTGTTGGCTTCATGTGCTGATAATGAAATTGGTACACGACAGGATGTTTTTGGGTCTGACGTAGACGAAATGGATATTGCTTTTATTTGTAAACATGAGTCCTTTCTTACGTCATTTCCTTGGTCGAATTCTGCTATTCCTGGCACTTTTCTCTTTTCGACCGTTGTTTCACCTGGCGCGTTGGATTATAAAATTGTTAATGGTAATCCTATTTTTAATTCCACTGCTCTTGGTTATGTGTCATCGATGTTTAGGTTTTGGAGGGGATCGCTTAAATTTAAGATTCAAGTCACTAAAACAGCCTATCATTCAGGTCGTTTGAGGATATCTTTTGTGCCTTCTGGTAGAACTGATATTACCTCTTTAAATTCATATGATTTTAATCAGGGTTATTCAGAAATTGTTGATCTTCGTACATCTGATGAGGTCGAATTTACAATACCTTTTGTGTCCAACACTATTTGGAAACCAGCTATTTTAAATCAATATGATATACCTTCCAACTATGAAGCTACTACTGGTGTTTTGGTTATTGAAGTTTTGAATCAATTGAGAAATCCTGATACTGTAGCAAGTAACTTAGAGTGTAATGTTTGGGTTTCTGGTGGTGATGATATTCAATTTGCTATTCCAGATTTTGCACAAAATTTGCCTATAATTGATGACTCTACTACTTTCAAATTTATAGATGGATCTGAGGAAAAATTATTTAATAAAAGTCCACAGAGGTATATATACAATCATGAACTGCCCAAGGCACAAGTATTAGGTCAGTTGCAGGATACAGGCTTTAATAAGACTATGGAAAACAGTAATGAAATGTTTACTGCGCCAAAAACAAGTGCGGTGGATGCTTCTGCTACTTGTATAGGAGAACACACTCAAAATTTAAGGGCAGTTATTAAACGATTTGGCATTATCGGCTCATCAAATATTGGTTCTAATAGTGCTGTTAAGATTCAATCCAATTATTTTGGTATTCCATCTACAGCAACTGCCACTACTGGAATTAATCTTGTACCATTGGATTACGTTTCTTGGCTATATCGATTTTATAGAGGTGGTATTAGAATTAAAGCTTTGGTTGAACCTGCTGCCATTGGTGGACCAGTGGGAGTTATTTCCGAACAAGGATTGATTCAAACGCCAGCGGCATTTTCAAATATTGCACAAAATGTTACCGAATATGCACGTTTACTTAACCAAACAGGTAGCTTTTCTCATTTTATAGATACTATTTATAATAGATTTCTAGAATTTACGTTACCTTATTTTAGTAATACTCATATATCCCTATTAAGAGGCACCAATGTTACCTTAAGTGACTTTGATGACAGGTCATCGGCAGCTTATATATTTGGCAATTCCGCTACTGCTGCAGATAGTATAACTATGTTTAAGGCCGCTGCTGATGATTTTAGCTTTGGTTGGTTAGTTGGCCCGCCAAAATTAGCTCGCATACCTCCAGCTGGTGGTCTAGTACAATTAGATATGTCTGTTGGTGCTTTATTTGTTAGTACATAA